GAGATGCACCAGTTTGTAAAAGAACAATATGATAGCATTTGGGGTTACGGTGTTGAAACAGATGATATGGTTGCTAGGTACTGGAAACAGATTAGTGATGATATTGGTAGGGATGAAGTAATGATTGTATCAATAGATAAAGACTATAAACAGTTTCCTTGTTTGATGTACAATTATCACTACAAGCACCAGGTGATATTAGACATATCAGAAGAAGAAGCTATGTACAATTTTTATGAGCAAATGATTGTTGGTGATACTGCTGACAATGTAAACTACTTTAAGGGTAAGGGTAAGAAGTATGCAGAAAAGCATTTTAAAGACTGCACAACTAAATACCAATACACAAGAAAACTATATGAATTATTTAAACAAGAATACAAAGGTAAAGCAAGACAAAAATACGTAGAGTGCTATCACCTTTTAAAATTAAGAACACAATGAAAGATAAAATAGTAGAACATTTAAAAAGAGTATTTGACATAAGAAGTTGTGTAGGTATAGACAAATACAAAACAACACTACAAGACAATAACAAAGATGATTTCTTGCAGCATTTAAAAGAAGAACTAATGGATGCAGCTTTATACATACAAAAACTACAAAGCAAATGAATTACAACACAGTAACAACAATATTAGAAACACCAGAACAAGTAAGTGATTTACTTATTACTTTAACTGGCATAGATATATACAAACAAACAAGAAAAACAGAATACGTTGAGCATAGAGCATTGCTTTGTCATATATTAAGAAACAAACTTGATATGAGGTGGGTAAGTATATCAGACTTTATAAAATCAAAAGGTAAATCATTTGACCACGCAACGGCAATACACGCAAACAAAATGTATCCATTGTACAAAAAAGATAGATTTGATTATTACGATAAATTAGAAAGTAACTTTATAGTTAAATCACAAATAGAGTATAGCCAGATATCAAAGTTAGAAGTGATACAAAAAAAGTATGCAACATTAGAAAAAGATTATTTCAAAGCAATAGAAAAGTTAAACAACTACGATAGGCAATATTCAAATGGTTACACACCAAATGAAAAGCAATACAGAGATTTAGAAGAAGAACAAAAAGCTATGTATGATGAACGTGCAGCTTTAGTATTAAAGTCTTTTGAATGGAAACAAAACAATAGTGAATACGAAATAATAAACTGTGCAACGTGATTAAAAAAGAATGGCTATTTATGCAAACACCAAAAGAAAAAGCATACGAGATATACAAGAAGTTTTACAATGTAGATGGTCAAGACTTTAACAATACAATTAGTAGTAAGATAGCAAAGCAATGTACTAAATTACATATAAGACTTATACTTGAAAACGAAATACTAAAACCATCTAACAATAAAACATTAGAATACTATCAAGAAGTACTAAACGAAATAGAAAAGCTATGAATAACATAAAATTAACAAATAAAATAAAAAACGATAAGTTTACAGATTATATTTACAATACGTATGATATTCAGAATAAAAAAGAAACAATAACTGAAATTAAATTTGACTTATCAGAATTAAATAAATTTAATTGGAACATAGGTGTAATATATGGTTCAAGTGGATGTGGTAAAACTACTATTTTAAAACAAATAGGTAAAATAACAAAAGATAATTTTGATGAACAAAAACCATTAATATCAAATTTTAATTGGTTAAAACCAAAAGAAGCATCTTATTTATTAAGTAGTATGGGATTAAGTAGTGTACCGACTTGGTTAAGACCATTTAGATTGTTGAGTAATGGAGAACAATTTAGAGCAGAACTTGCATATAAGGTTGGTAAAGCAAAAGATGGTGAATTAATTTTAATAGATGAATTTACATCTGTTGTTGATAGAGATGTAGCAAAAGCAATGAGTTATGCTTTACAGAAATACATAAGAAAAACAAACAAGAAAATAATTTTAGCAAGTTGCCATTATGATATTATGGAATGGTTAATGCCAGATTGGACATATTCACCACAAAAAAATGAGGGGTCACTTGAGAAAGGGCAATGGCTTCGGCAAGGGAGACCAAAAATTAACTTACAAATTAGTAGGGTTGAATATGATACTTGGAACATCTTTAAAAAACATCATTATTTAACAGAGATGAATAACAAAGCATATGCTCACTACTTGTTTACTTGGAATAATAAACCAGTTGGAATAAACATTATATCACCATTACCATCTGCATATATAAAAAAAGCATTTAGAGAAAGTAGAATAGTTGTATTACCCGATTATCAAGGTTTAGGCATAGGTATTCAAATAAGTAAATTTACTGCAAGTATATATAAAAATGATGGAAGAAGATATTATACAAAAACAGTACATCCAGCTTTAGGAGAAAAAAGAAATAATAATACTGATGAATGGCGAGGCACTAATGATAATGGCAAGATAAGAAAAAAAAGAAAAAAAGAATTTAATTATGAAAGCCATTGGAAGCATAATTCAAGAGTTTCATATTGTCACGAATATATAGGAAAAGAAATAAGTGGCTATGAAGATTTAATATTACCAATAAAAGAAATGAGAAAATCTAAAGAATTGACATTATTTTAATATGAGCAGAAAGAAACTAATACAAAAGCTACAACAACTATTTGACAAATTACCAAAGGGTAAAGAAAGAAAAGCAATAAGAGAAAGACTGTTAAAATTAAAGCTGAAAAGATGAATAACGTAAAGTTTGGTGAAATAGTTTATTGTAATTTAACAATAGAATACAAAGGAAATAAACATATACTAAAAGAAGTGGTGTATAAAAATGATGGTAAACTCTTTTACAAAAGAAATCATTTAGAAAAACTAAAGATAAAAGAAGCAGTAAAAGTTATAGATGTTGATGTAATATCAAGATTAGGTTTTGAAAATAAATCAAAAGAATTTACTGAAGTAAAAGCAAATAACGAAAAACGTAATAAAATAACTGGTGCTTATGAATAATTTAGAATTAAATAAAATCTATTGTGAAAGCAATTTAGATACTATGGCAAAAATGCCAGATAATTTTATTGACTTAACAGTTACATCACCACCTTATGATGATTTAAGAGATTATAAAGGTTATTCATTTCCTTTTCAAGATATTGCAAAAGAATTGTACCGGGTAACTAAAGAAGGTGGTGTAATGGTTTGGGTTGTTAGTGATGCTACAATTAAAGGAAGTGAAACTGGTACAAGTTTTAAACAAGCATTATATTTTAAAGAATGTGGATTTAACTTACACGATACAATGATATATAACAGAGTTTCTCCGTTTCCAGATGCAATAAGATATCACCAATCTTTTGAGTATATGTTTATATTAAGTAAAGGAAAACCAAAAACTTTTAATGGTTTAAGAGAAAACAAAAGTGAAAAATCTTTTACATCAAAAAAAACTACTACATTTAGAAATAAAGATGGAACAACAAAAAAACCTAATAAAAAAGCACAAGACAGGTTGAAAAACTCATTAAATGATAAAACTAAATTAATGAGTAACATTTGGAAAATACCTGCTGGTTTTGGAGTTAGTACAACAGATAAAGAAGCCTTTAAACATCCTGCAATATTTCCAGAAAAATTAGCTGCTAATCACATTGTTAGTTGGAGTAATGAAAATGATTTAATTTATGACCCATTTATGGGAAGTGGCACAACTGCAAAGATGGCACACATATATAAACGTAATTGGATAGGAAGTGATATGAGTAAAGAATATGTAGATATAGCTAATAAAAGATTAAAACAATATATTGACCAATTAACAATGTTCTAAAAACAAAGTTTAATTACGTTATATAATTGAATAAACAAATTTGTATCAAATGGATAAAAGAAAAAACAACGGTGGTAAAAGAGAGGGTGCTGGTAGACCAAAGAAAGCAGACGAACTTAAACTAATAGAAAAGTTAGATAACCTTATTGATAATGATGAGGTAATTAAAACACTTGGTAAACAAATACTAAAAGGTGATAGTAAAGCTATGTCATTGTACTTTGGTTACAGATATGGTAAGCCAAAAGAAAGTGTAGATATAACATCTTCTGATGGTTTCAATATTAACTTTAATGATATTATCAAGTTTAAGTGATAGACATAGACCAAAAGTATAAACCTATCCAAACATCAGATGCCAGGTATTATATTGTTACTGGTGGACGTGGTTCGGGTAAATCGTATTCTATAAACTTACTATTATTGTTGCTCACTTTTGAAGCTGGGCATACAATTCTATTTACAAGGTTTACATTATCATCTGCATACATTTCTATAATACCAGAATTTATAGACAAGATAGAAACACTTAAACTACAAGACCATTTCTATATCACAAAAGATGAGATACGAAATAAGCTATCTGGTAGCAAGATAATCTTTAAAGGTATCAAGACATCAAGCGGTGACCAAACAGCCAACCTAAAGTCTTTAACTAATGTTTCTACGTGGGTAATGGATGAAGCAGAAGAACTACAAGATGAAAACATATTTGACAAGATAGATTTAAGTGTTAGAAACCTTAACCAAAAGAATAGGGTAATCTTAATTTTAAACCCAGTTACAAAGGAGCATTGGATATATAATAGGTTCTTTGAAGATAAATGTGTACAAGCTGGAACAAACACAACCAAAGGCAATACATCATATATACACACTACATATTTAGATAACATAGAAAACCTATCTAAAAGTTATTTAGAGCAAATAGAAAACATTAAGAAACGTAGACCAGATAAATACAAGCACCAAATGCTTGGTGGATGGTTAAACAAAGCAGAGGGTGTAATATTTACTAATTGGCAAATAGGTGAGTTTAAAAAAGTCGGTGTAAGTGTGTTTGGTCAAGATTATGGTTTTGCATCAGATGAAAATACATTAGTAGAAACCAACATAGATGTGAACAACAAAATAATCTATTTAAAGGAATGCTTTTACTTAAAAGGTCTTACCACATCACAAATAGCTGAACTAAACCTTAAACACGCTAAAAACCATCTTATAGTAGGTGATAGTGCTGAACCAAGATTACTACACGAATTGAAAGCAAAAGGCTGTAATGTAGTCAAAGCAATAAAAGGTCAAGGTTCTATTACATACGGCATAGCATTACTACAAGATTATGATTTGATTGTAGAAGAAAACAGTATAAACTTAATCAAAGAACTAAACAACTACTCCTGGTTAGAAAAAAAGTCTAAAACACCACAAGACAAATTCAACCATATCATTGATGCAATCAGATATGCAATCTCATATCAACTACAAAACCCAAATAGAGGTAATTATTTCATAAGCTAACTTACTTATAATTAGATATTTATAAATTATTTTAAAAATAGTTGTTAAATTGTTTGTTTATAACTAATAATTAGTTGTATATTTGTTTCATATTAATTAACTAAAACAAAACATTATGAAAACGCAAAAAATAACATTAGGCACAACAGTAGCAACACCAAAAGGATTAGGTATTGTTATTGGATTTGGAGAATGTGTAGGAAGTACAAAGGTTGAACTTGAAAGCACTTTAAAAGTTAAAGAGTTTTTAAGCAGTGAATTAAAATTTCTATCAAAATAATAATCAAATAACAAAACAGATATGACAGAAGCACATTTAAAAACCGCATACGACAGATTAAGAGAGTTAAACATTGGCTTTGATGAAAAGTATATACTTATAGAAGTAATGTCAACACTATCATCTAAATCATTTAATGAGGGATATGATAAAGCTATTGAAACTGCAAAGCGAGTTTATGAAAAGGTATAGAACACAAATAATAATAGTATTAATGCTGGCATTTTTTGTAATTGTATTAAATGCCTTAAACATATATATAAGATGAAAAAGATAATAGATAAATTCCTAATTAAAAGAAGCATCAGACCATATAAGGTAGTACCTTTATCAACTGGTGTAATTGTAGAACATTACCGTAATGGTAAACTTAAAACAGAATATTATGGATTGGTATAGTACACCAGAGTACCCAGAGTATGAATGCACAGAATGTGGTGCAGATATAGACAAGCCTGGTGTGTGTAGTGGCACTTGTCACGAGGCAAGTATGATTTAACGGAATGAGTAAAAAACGTAACGATATGAAAGATAAAATATTTGAATTGGCTAAGAACCACACAGAAAACGAAGAAACTGCAATGCAACTCACAAATGAGTTATGTGTTTTACTTGGTGTTAGCCACAGTACTACACCTAATTACTTAGATGACAAGTACGAGGTTAAGTGGTTAATAAATAACACATACCAAGTAGAACAGAATGGAAACTGTGTTTATCAAGGTAGCGAAAGCGACTGCAATGAATGGTTAAAATGCCAACTAGGGTATTGTGGCTAACTTATATGGTTAAGGTTAGTTGCGTAGATTGAAAAATTAATTAAATACAAAAACAATGAACATACAAGACAAAATGCAAGAAATACACCACAAGTACGGTGTTACAGAAAAAGCAAATTACGAAATACAATTATTTATAGAGGACTTAATAATAAAAGACCGAGCCGAGCAATTAACTTTAACCGATGTTGGTTGTGGTTAGATTTTGATAAATTAAGAA